TGTCGAAGGCTTATCATGTTGATTACATTCAGCCTGTTGATATGTTCCCTCATACGGCGCATGTGGAGAATGTGGTGTCACTAACATTGAAATAACAGCATTTATAAGACGGCTAAGAGCAAAATGACCACATTTTGACCACTTAGCCGTTTTTCTGCATGTATTCACTGAACTTTTTAGAAGTATTCTCTTTCATTCCATCCGTCACATGAGCATAAATATCTCCAGTCATTTTAATACTTGAATGTCCTAATCTTTCTTGAACTTCTTTTAAGCTAACTCCAGCTTCTAATAATAAAGTTGCATGAGTATGACGAAGATCATGAAAACGAATTTTAGAAACCTCAGCTTTTTTGATTACACGATTAAAGATAGTAGTCATTGTTCGAGGATAGATTGCTTGTCCATCTTCTCTACAAAAAATTAAATCTTCTTGGCTATATCTTGGCCCATATAATAACTTCAGTTCAGATTGTCTTTTTTTATGTTGTGATAGCACACGTAAAGTTTCGTCATCTAATTTAATAACACGGTTAGATGACTCAGTTTTTAAAGGGCCATAAGAGAAATTACCTTCACGATAAATTAAATTACGCTGTACATGAAGAGTGCCTTTCTCAAAATTAATATCCCGCCATTTTAGTGCTAGCATTTCTCCGCGTCTTAAGCCGGTGTATCCACAAACAAAAAACAAAGCAGAGTAGTGAACGTTTTCTATTTTTGAAAACTGTAAAAAGCGAATTAGCTCTTCTTTTGTCCATACGACATACTTACGTCGTCTACCTCTGGGAATATCTACTTTCCTTAAAGGATTCTTCAAGAGTAAATCCCAATCAATCGCTTTTTCTAAAGCACCATTAAGAACTGTATAAATATACTCAATGTACCTTTCAGATAAACCTTCATCCACCAGGTGATTAAAGAATTTTTGACATACAGGACCATTCAACTCTGTTAATCCGACATGCCCTAAAATAGGGAGGATACGGACGTTAACAGCTCTTTGATAATTATCAAATGTTGTTTCCCTTACTCTACGTTTGGCAGCCATATCAAGCCACTTAGGTAAAAATTGATTTAAATTCATTTTGTTATCCACAATATTTAAACCGTTCTCTAATTGTGTGGATAATTCTTTTGCTGCGTTTTCAGCTTCTTTTTTTGTAGCAAAGCCTCTTCTTGTTGTTTGTTTACGTTTTCCGGTTAATGGATCTACACCAGTTTCAATGGTAAAAGACCATGTATAGCCAGATTTTGCTTTCTTAGATGGTACTTTGCGAAAATAAGCCATTGAATTAAACCTCCTTAAAAAATAATTATTTAGAAGTTGTATCATTAAACAACCACAGTTAGTTATAACATAAATATCACCTCCAAAAAGGAGAATGTGTGTTCTGTTCGAATTTCTAATAAAACCCCATCTTTGAATAGATAGGGGATAGTCAATAACAAAAATTAGATTGTTTGAATATTTTATTACATGATAAGATAATAATTAATATGGAGGTGTTATAAATGTTTAAAAGACTAAATAACGACCTGTTTAAAAAAATGTCTAAAAGATTAATTGAGCAAGAATTGCAAGCACAGCAAAATGCTGAGGAAATTCAAAAAGAAATTGATAATCATAAGAAAATCATGAATGAAAGACGAGAATCATTTAGCCTTATTCGAAATAAATAGCAACCGGCGAAACTATTAAATCACCTGAATTGATTAAACCTAATGATCCTAGAACGCCACTTAAAATTTGAGGGAACTCAAAGAAAGGATTACCATTATGAAAATCTGGCATAGCTGTAGTAGTAATTTCCCTTGTGACTTTACCGATCATAGTAATTCTTAGGCTCGAACCAATTTCTCCATATTTGAAAATTAATTCTTTTGCTGTTTCTCTAAGATGCTCACTTTTCAAAGGTACAATTACATCATCCATAATTATAAATGCCTCTGTTGGTAAAACATCTTTTAGGTAATTTAATGCTTCTTCAAGAAATTGCATATCTTCTCGGGTTGATTTTGATTCATTCTTCAATTTATTTTCTGCCTCTGTAATAAAAGCTCTTAGTACAGCTCTCCGGTCTTTATCAGCTTTTTTAACTTCACCATGCAAACCATCTATTTCTTCCTGTCTTTGTTTAAACATAAATTTTACTAGAGTTTCAGTTTGTATAATGGAATTCAAATATTTAAAATCTATAATTTTAAATGTGGATACACACTTTATAAACTTCCCCTCAATCTCATCATCCCAACGATTTACTACTAAATCATTTTTCTCCAGATGTTTTTCAAACACTTCTAAAGCATTATCGTGGAGTTGTTTAGAAATAATCTCTTTTCCAGTTTCGGTTTGAGACATAGCTACTTTTTCAGAAGAAAATTGCCCTGGCTGAATAGAAAGGTTTATTTCTCCTTCAGGTGTCTTAAAGAGAAATGGTATATCAATAGATCCAGTTTTTAATTTAGTATCTACTGCAGTTCGACTATTATATCCTGTTGACTTTTCATTAGAATCTTTTATCTCTTCACTTTGCTCTTTACTGGTTGTAGTTGGCAAACCATTGTGATGTTGTGCTAAAAAAGAGTGAATAACTCCAGTATCTAAATAAATAATGTCTTTCATTCAAAAACTCCCCCTTATATTGAACTAAGAAAATCTCAGAAATATAAAATTCTAAGATATTTTCCCAGTTGAAAAGATTAAAAAAATATACACGATTAATATCGTGACATTGCTGGCAGTAGAGCACGATATAACTGTCCTCTTTTATAAGCTTGCCTTATCTGAATAGACTGAATTCTCTCTTCGCAAATATCAACAGGTATACCAAAAAGCTCTGCAGTATACTCAATATCTTTGAAGTTGGTATAGGATAGCATATGGTACGGGATGGCTGAATATTTTATGAAATTTTCAGCTTGATTTTCTTGAAGCTCACGCAGAGGTATTGGTATATCTTTCCCTTGTTTACCTTCATGCAGGAGTCCATGACATAATTCATGATAAAAATTTCTCTTTAAATCCCGTCTTGATTCCTTCGATAGAAACAAAACAATGGTTCCATGAATATTAGCAGAGTAGGATTTGCCGCTTCTAATAACAGTCTCAACACCAAAGCAGTTAGATATATTAGAAATTGTTAAATCTGAAGGCGTTAGTATACCTCTTTTTATATATTCATTTGAAATCCATTCCTCTAGATGGGTAGGTACATAGTCTAAATCCACTAAAAACACTCCTTAAAAACAGCGATAAGAGAAAGTATGTTCTTATTTTTAGATAAAAAAATAGAGTACTTTAGCACAAACAAGAACTCACTCACATCACGATCACTTTCTCAATCACTTAAATCCTTAAAAGCCTTATGTACCAAGGAATTCAGAGGTTTTAAAAAGTGGAAATCTCAATCACTTTCTTACTCACATCTCAATCACTTTCTCACTCTATATTAATAACAGCATTTATTAATAACAACAATATAACAAGAAAGAAGAAGCGAGCTAAATTCCGTTAATACTTTTGCTTAAGAATCTTTTCCGCTACGCTTCTTTTTTTTAGCTAAAAGGAATTCAGCGTATTCTCTAACTTCCTCTTCAATCTCTTCAAAATCTTTTTCTGAAAGGTTTTCCATATCATAGAACCACATACCTTGAACTTTTTCTTTATTTTCACCATGTTCATGGCGCCCTAAGATATAATCCACAGAAACATCATAAAGATTAGCTATTTTGACAAGCATTTCACTATCGGGTTGACGTAAACCATATTCCCAGTTTGCGTAAGTAGAAACAGTTTTAATTCCTAGTTTCTTCGCAACTAAAGATTTCGTCCAACCTTTTCTTTCTCTTAAGAACTCTAATCTTTTACCAGTTATGTTTTCCATATTCAACACCTATTTTTCATTTTATGTGTAAATTTTAACACGTTACGAATATAAAAAATATTTTCTTACACAAAAAGAATAAAAAAATATTGACTTACTCACTTTGTGTAAGTTATTATAAATTCAAGAGTTACACAAAAAGAGTAAGGAGGGCCCGTAATGAGCCTACAAAAATTAAAGCAAGCCCGAAAAGCCAAAGGTCTTTCACAAACGTTTATGGCAAAAAAACTTGGTTACACATATCCAAGTGGTTATGCAAACATCGAGACTGGAAGAAATAAACTCAGTCTTGAAAATGCTAAAAAAATAGCAGATATTCTCCAGATGGATGTCAACGAACTTTTTTTTGGAGAAAAGTTACACGAAACGGGTAAATGACTTTCTTTACAGGAGGTGATCTTAAAAGATGACCTGGCAAGAGTTACTCACATATTGGTTCGTAGTGACAACATCCAACGTCTTTATCTTGGGGTTAAGTATTTATCTGATACAAGAATCTATTAAATCTATTAAATCAATTAAACAAAAAGGTGGTATTCGCAAATGGATAATTCAATCAGTGTCTCCATCGACATGGCGCCGATTATGGAACGACTAGAATATTTGGAACAACGCTTAACTAAAAGCTTAGATGCAGCTAATTCATTAAACGATGTTTGGAATGCTTGTCCACCACTTATGTCTGTTAAACAAACAGCTGAATTCTTAGGGATCAGCGAAAGTCAAGTTTATATCTTAACCAGACGCCAAGGTTTCCCAAAAACGAAAGCTTTGGGAGGTTTAAAGATAACCACTCACATGCTAAAAATTTGGATTGAACGTAACACGGAATGGGTGGAGGAGAACACCAATTTTTTCAGTAAAAACGTTATGTAATAAAGGGTCCTCTAGTATAAGGGTAACATGCAGACCGTCATAAAAATAGGAACGAAATATGGCTGCAATATCAGAAACTTACAATTGAATATGACAGGGAGAGATAGCTATGAAAAATAAAGCAAATCTGGGAGAAATGTTGAAGGAGCAAGGGAAAACGCAAACGGAGTTTGCAAATGAAATTGGCTATGATCAATCAACTATTTCTAAATGGGCAAACGGCAGTCGAACTATCGCAAAGGAAGCCAAACCCATTTTAGCAAAAGGCCTTGATAGTTTTAAATACTATATCGGCACCATGAAAGAAACAGCAGGTATTTCATTAACTCCTTACATGAACGGAGATCGAATACACAGGGACATTGCTTCAATGCGAATGCTCGTTGAAAAGGAGCGAAAAGAAGCAGAAGAATACTGGAGAAAAGATTTTTGGCACATACCTCCTGAGTTCGCTAATGAGATTGAGCGTGAAGAGGTTAGGCAGTTCGTAAAAGAGTATTCAGAAAAGCTTGCAGCTGAATTCAATCTACTCGCAGTTGTTTGTGAAAGGTACGGTTTCTCTTTAAAGCAAATTGATCAGCAGTTGGAAATGACCTTTAGATCAAGGGGGCTAGTAAAGTGAGTGTACAAGCTATAAACATCTATGAGCGAGCAAGAGATCTAGAAGAGTCCGGATGGGCAGTCATTGAGTCAATCGATTTAAACGCAGATATGCAGGAGTTACAAGAAGAAGCATTTGAAACAGTACTTACAACTAGGGAAATTCAAAAGCAATCGTTAAGCCGCATAGAACAGATTGTAGCAGATATGCAAAGTAAGGGATTGGATGTCGATATAGTTCCGCGTTACCTCAAAAACAGGGAGGAGACAAGCTATGTATAAGTTGCCAATGATGAAAGCAAGTGAAGTTAGTGAGTGGTGTAAAGCATTAAAAGGGAAACCGGTTTTACTTTTAGATATTGAACGTAGAATCCGGCAAAACATGTGGACACGTAAAAAGACAGTCAGCTAATGGGGTTAGCCAACTGCCTTATTCGAAAAACATAACTGGTTAGTTAGTAAATTATACCACATTACATACGTGGGCGACAAGCATTGTTCTTGTCATCATGGTCAGGAAAACCCTTTATTCATCGGTCCTTAACCGTAAAGGAACAACTCATTTTCCTGGTCATGACGGTGCGAATAAATGGCATCAGAAAGTAGGTGAATAGCATGCATTTAGAACATCCTGATATCACTCAAGTAAATCGCACAGGCTACGTAAATATGGTGGCTCAACCTGAATATGCTGGAGTTGATTATTTCGGAACTGAAATTCTTATCGGTGATGAAATCGTAACGGATGATAACACGGGTGAAGTGGTTTTGAAAGAAGATTTGGAAAAGTACTTGGAAAAAGAGTACGGCTTCAAATTCACAACAGCAGAATAAAAAAGCCTGCACGGACCAGGTGCAGACTTTAAATGCTAAAGAATTTTAAGGTACTTACAGTTTATTAAAAAACTCTATAAAAAGCAAATGGATGGTGATATCGATGCAAGCTGAAATCTTAATGCCTACATCCAACATGAGTGAAGCTGAATGGTTAGAACATCGACAAAAAGGCATCGGCGGTTCAGATGCTGGTGCCATTGCTGGATTAAGTAAATGGAAATCTCCGATTGGAGTTTATCTTGATAAAATCGGCGAATCACCTTCTGAAAGTAATAGTAGCGAAGCAGCATATTTCGGGCATGTTCTTGAAGACGTTGTGGCACAAGAATTTTCTAAGCGAACAGGTTTAAAGGTTCGAAAACGTCAAGCGATACTTCAACATCCAAAACATAGCTTTATGTTAGCTAATGTAGATCGTTTAATCATTGGCAAAAAAGAAGGGTTAGAATGCAAAACAGCTAGCGAATATTTGAAAGGGGATTGGGAGGAGGAAGAGATTCCAGCTCAATACCTGATTCAGTGTCAACACTACATGGCTGTCACGGGCTATGAAGCATGGTGGATTGCTGTTTTAATCGGTGGAAATAAATTTGTCCATAAAAAAATAGAGCGTGATGAAGAAATTATTAACTATTTGATTGAGATTGAATCTGATTTTTGGAACAATCACGTGCTTAAGAAAAATCCTCCTGCATTTGATGGTTCGGAAGCTTCAACTAACTTATTGAAAGCAATGTATCCAGAAGGAGATGTTAGCTTAGAGCCTGTTGAATTAGCTCCCGAAGCAACTGACTTAATTTCAAACTATGAACAAGCAAAAGTAGAAGAAAAAGAAGCTTCTGAACGTCGTAAAGAGGCTGAAAATAAATTGAAATCATTGCTGGGAGAACGCGAAGCAGCATATGCAAATGAGCGCTTAGTTACTTGGAAAACCATTAGTAGCTCGCGTGTTAATTCAAAGTTGTTAAAAGAAAAATATCCAGAGGTGTATGAAGAAGTAGCTTCAAGTTCGTTATCTCGTAGATTCGGAATTAAATAAGGAGGACATAAAATTGGCAACTAACAATTCAGTAAAAAATCAATTGGCACAACGAAAAAATAACGTAGCGAAAACGGAGGACACGGGTTTTCAAGGTCAGCTAGCTACAATGTTTAAGCAGCAATTTAAAGCAATTACTTCTATTGCACCAAAGCACGTCACTCCTGAGCGTTTAATACGTATTGGAATGAATGCGGCAAGTCGTAATCCTAAATTAATGGAATGCTCCCCAGAATCAATTGTAGGGGCTGTGGTTAACTGTTCAGTACTTGGTGTTGAGCCTAATCTGTTAGGACATGCTTACATTGTTCCTTTTTTCAACGGATCAACAAAACGTATGGAGGCTCAATTTCAATTAGGGTATCGAGGTCTTATTGATTTAGCTAGACGTACAGGTGAAATCACAAGCGTATACGCTCATGAAGTATATGAAGGTGACGAGTTCGAATACAGTTACGGTCTAGATAAAGATTTAAAGCATAAGCCAATTGGCGAAGAAGATGAAAGTAAAATCACTCATTTCTACGCAGTGTACAAATTAAAAGATGGAGCGTTTGACTTTATTGTAATGAGTCGTAAGCAAGTAGAAAAGCATAGAGACCGTTTTACGAAAAGCCAAAAGAACGGAAATGTATTTGGACCTTGGAAAGACCACTTTACTGAAATGGCCAAGAAAACAGTTCTTATCAAGCTTTTAAAAACGGCTCCTATTTCAATTGAACAACAAGAGACAAGAACAGTTATGGAAGGCTTACAATACGATAATTCCGTTAGTAAGGTCAAAGAAGGGCAGTTTGGTGATGGATTCATTGATGCTGAATATCAAGTTGAGGAAGATATGGAAAACAACCAATCTCAGCAAGAAGCACCAGGAAACAAGCCAAGCGCCTTTGACTTTGGAGGAGAGGAAATCGATATCAAAGATGAGGATTTACCTTTTGATAAATGAGGGAAGAACGCATAGCATTTCCTCACTGTTATAAGTTTTTAGCAAAGAATAAAAAGCAATATGAAGGCTATATACAAGCGTTTCTAAAATTGTATCATCCGGATCTGAAAATGGTCCGGGTTGAAAAATACTATGTGGTTTGCATCAAGAAATAATGCCTAAAGGAGTGAGTACGGGGCATGAGTCAACTTACTACGGGGTTTGTTATTCAGCCCCGGCTGGCTTTTCAAAATAAACGGGATCAAGTTTTGTATAACTTCTTTGTTAGTGAAGCTAACTTTATCTCTAATACATACTGTGAACGTGGACAACTTAGAGCTAGGGTGAAAGATTTAGCTGAGATTTTTGGGCATAGCGAAAACATTATACGAGCTTGTATTAATCGCTTAGTGGAAGAAGGCTTTATTGAAAAGAAAAGGTTAAAGGGCAGTGAAGGGCTGTTAATTACAGTGGTCAACTATAGTGAATATCAAAGTCTAGAAACCTATCAAAAGTCTAAGGAGAGCAAGACAGAGCCTTCTAAAGAGTTGGTTCAAATCGTAGAAAGTGAAAACAGTCCTTTTAATCAAATAGAAAATAAGTTCATTCAACAAAGAGCAGCAGGCTTAGTTATAAGCGCTTCAGACGCTCAATCAATTAATGAAGTATTAAGTCTGGGCATCCCATTAGAAACGATTCTAGAGTGGATGGATACAATTTATGCGCACTATACCAAAAGAAATAACGGTCGAACGATTAGAGCCTTTAAATATTATGAAGAAGCCATTAAAACTCAACAGCAAAAGCTGCAGCAACCTAAAACGAATGTTACACCTTTTCCAAAGCCGAAAAAGGAAAATAGCATAGATGCACTAGCAAAGTTTGCTCAAAAGCATGGGGTTAAGTTGGGAGGTACACAAGATGGAAATACATGAAGCACTAGACATTCTGCAAAGAATAGCTGCTTCCTATACACAGTTTGATTTGACTGGTGAAATCGGAGAACGACGAATTGAAGTTTGGTCTTCACATCTAATGAAAATGCCATATAAGCCAGTTCTAGAGCGAGTGAACCAACATATTATTCGTGAAAAGTTTCCTCCAACTATCGCGGAAGTTTCGGTTAAAGTTCAAACAAATAATGAATTCTTGGACGAGCAATCGCAATGGAGAGAGCAAGTCAAACAAGAGAAAAAAGCAGGCAATCATAAAACATTTGTTGATCATTTGTCACCAGAGTTAAAGAAAAAGTACGGTTCCTTTTTAAGGAAGTGAGGGTGAAAACGTGGAGTATCAATTAGGGGTAGAAAATATCGAAGCAGAACAAGCCGTTTTAGGTTCAATCTTTCTTGAGCCAGATTTGTTAGATGAATCTATTTTACAAACACAGCAATATTCAAAAGCATCGCACAGAGCCATCTTTAAGGCAATGAGAGAGGTTCAAGAAGCAAATAAACAAGTAGATATAGTAACGGTTGTAACACAGCTAGGAGAAGCTATTGAGCAAGTAGGTGGAGTTTCCTATTTAAGTGATTTAGCAAATGCTGTTCCATCTACAGCGAACTTTAAAACTTATGAGCAAATGATTCTGGAATCCTATCGGGTCAGGGAAGCACGGAAGTTAGGAGCAAAACTCGCAACAGTCACAAGTGAAGAAGAGGTGCCAAACATTCTTCAATCATTAGGTGAGTTACAGGACATTAAACGAAAAAAAAATCGTACGAAAAGCGATGTTCTAGCAGATATCTTCTCTGATATGAGTACTCCAACGCAAGGGCTCACAGGTATAGACA